TCAGTGTGGGATGCAATTCAAGCTAACGATTTAGATAAGGAGGCAGCATAATGTTTTTTAACCCGTCAGTAATACTCACGTCATTGTATGGGGCAGATATCAAGCCTGACCCTGAACTAGTAAGGTTACGTGAAGAAAAGATTAAAGCAGTAATTGAATCAATGGGCGACAAGTATTTGTTGGCTAAACCTATGGAGAGAAAGAATGGAAGACCTTAACGAACGAGATTTATTCGCTATGCTGGCTATGAATGGAATGATACATCATTTTGATTTTCACACCTTTTCAGATGACCCAAAGCGATTAGCAAAATGGGCTTATGATGCCGCAGACGCAATGATGGAAGTAAAACAACTTAAAGGAGAGAACCATGGCAATTAGTATCGCATCAAGCGCAGTATTGATAGACTTAAACATATCACTATGGACTGCGCGTAAGTTAGACAAGAACGTGTCAAAAGAAATTGACATAAACAAACGCACCACCACTAAGGCTGGTAACTACAACAAGCATATCCTCGCAGGGTCAGACCACCTCGAAGCTATCACGAAGTTGGCGGGGGAGATACGTGAGTGGCATGCTAGGCAAACGTTACCATGGTCGGACACAGGCACACGTCTGTTGCCGATGAATAACTTCTTCGACTACAAAGAACAGCTAGGCGTATACGAAGCAGAGTTTCAATCACGTGTGAATACCTTTATCAATGAATACCCGAACATCATTACGGTCATGGCTTATCGCCTTGGACAGTTGTTCGACCGCTCGGAATACCCCGACGCACACAAGATTGCTACGAAGTTTAATATGAAATACACTATTATGCCTGTGCCCGAAGTTAGCGACTTCCGCATAGACGTTGAGGACGCCATACGTGACGAGATGAGAGCCGAGTATGAGAAAGCCTACGACTCAAGGGTAGAGACAGCTATGCAAGACGCATGGTCACGGTTACATGTAACACTTGAGCACATGATAGACAGACTAAGCGGTGAGGACAAAAAGATATTCCGCAACAGTTTGATCGAAAATGCGCTTGAACTGACCAGTCTACTCACGAAGTTGAACGTAACCAAAGACCCTAAACTAGAGGAAGCGAGAAAGGCGCTAGAGAAATCGTTAGTCGGTGTAACTCCCGATGAGTTACGGACAAGTGTTGGTGCACGTGACGAAGTGTTAGCACGTGTTACCGAAATTATGGACATGATTTAATATGAAAGTAATCCGTATTGACGATGAAGAAACGAAGTTAACAAAGCGACAGAAGCAAAAGGTAGCTATGCTTAAGCTAACAGAGAACGGTAAATACCTTGAAGGTATAGGTATTAGAGACAACGAGTTCTTCTTACTGACAGAAGGTGATGACGACGAGCAATACTTAGCTTATATGTTCTTAGATACAAACCCTAGTCTTGTTGATGATGTTAAATTATTACGGTTACGTGCCAAAGCACGTGAAATATTTGAAGAGCAAAACCGTATTGAAAGGAGAAAATAAGTGCCCGAAAAGAAAGTAACTGAGAAGTGGGTGAAAGCCCAAGTAGTTAAGATGCTGAAAGAGCTAGACGCCTATTACTTCTATCCTGTAGCGAGTGGCTACATGCGGACAGGTGTGCCTGATATCGTGGTGTGCTACAAGAGCCACTTTCTAGGGATAGAGTGCAAGGCGAATGGCAATAGAACTACAGAGATACAAGACCGCAACCTCGTTGCCATTAAGAAGAACGGTGGCATCGCTGTTGTTATAGATGAAAACAACCTAGACCAATTAAAGGAGATGCTATATGGCATGGTATAACGGAATTTTAGGAGGTATTGGATTACCCCCACCACCGCCACCACCCTATGCTTCATCGTTAATGAATTCGACATCGTCAACGTCACCATTGGGTAATCCGTATGCCGCAGCTCAGGCTAGAGGGTCTATTGTCGCAGTGAACAATCAGCAATCATACTTCGCAACCCCTGATACGGCTGTGTATGCGGTTAAAAACTATGCTGTTGCGATTGGTTGGTCAATGACACACCATCATTTACCTGCTGGGGTAACATCCGATGACCCAAAAATAGCCATGTTAAAGTTAATAGCTATTGGAGAAGTGCTTAAGGATGTAGGCGTTCGCACTTCGGATACGGACTTCTATGTCATGCGAGCCCCCGATGTCTAATCTACCGTTCACTCACGTGGTGTGCCTAGATGGAGAACCATATAAGAAATTTAGGTCGCTACGTGAGGCTAAATGGTTTACAGGCAATAAAGATAATGCTACGATAGTAGAACTACCTGTCGAAACGATAAAGAGCGTGTTCGATATATTAGAAGAAGCACCGTTTTAAAGGAACACAATGATATTATTTCAATGCTCGTTTATATCAGGCGTTATGGTAGGTCTAGAAGTTAGCTTTCAAGAGCCTTATATGCCCTATGACTATTCAATAGTTATAGATTTATTCATAGTAAGAATTGTTATACAGAAGATAAAGAATGTCGGACGACGTAGATAAAACACAAGAACGATTAGAGTTAGAAGAAACAATACGTAAGCGGTATCGTAAGCAAGAGGCTACGCCTATAAAGGGCATGGGCTATTGCTTGAACTGCGGTGAACCAATAAGAAAGGATTGGCGTTGGTGCGATCAAGATTGTCGTGACGATTATGAGCACCGAACAAATAAATAGGAGAGAGACGTGGTAATCACAGTGCCGTCAGTGGTGATAAACCACAACGCAAAAACAGCTATCGTGTATAAGCGTGGACGTAAGTTTATATACACCATAGCAATGAAGTCAGGCAAGTTAACAGTCACGAAGTTAACGGAGCAACAGTTTGAGAACTTAGGTTATAAATTGATGGACACCGCGATAGAACAAGCGGTGTTTCTTTATCTAAATCATGGAGGGGGCCATACCGACACAGCTAAGGCAGTGTTGTTGGGGTTGGCGGAGAGAATAAATGAACCTAATAACGATTGACTTTGAGACATACTACTCGAAAGAGTATGGGCTTAAGAAGTTCACCACGGAAGAGTATATACGTGACGAGCAGTTTGAAACGATTGGCGTTGCAGTAAAGGAGAACGATGGTGAGACTATATGGTTTAGTGGTAAGCATGCTGAAATCGCTACGTTTTTGGATAGGTATGATTGGGCTAACAGTTTTGTACTTGGGCACAATATGCGTTTCGACGCTGCTATTCTCAGTTGGCAGTATGATATACACCCTCGTGGACTGTTCGATACTATGGGTATGGCGCAAATTCTTCACGGCCTAACCGAGTCAGTATCCCTATCCAACTTAGCTACCTTATATAACATCGGTGTCAAGGGCACGGAAGTATTGGATGCGTTGGGTAAGCACCGAGTAGACTTCACACCACAAGACCTACACCAGTATGGGCAATACTGCAAGAACGACGTTGACTTAACCTATGAGTTGTTTAACAAACTCAAGGATAGGATAGCGCCTATGGAGATGCGCTTGATTGACTTAACAATCAAGATGTTCTCTGAGCCTAAGCTAGAGCTAAACAAAGGGCTATTGGTGCGTCACTTGATGGATGTCAGGGACAAGAAAGAAAAGCTACTGGCATCGGCTGACGTAGATAAAGAAGACCTGATGAGTAACCCTAAGTTTGCGGAGTTACTTAGACAGCAAGGTATCGAACCGCCTATGAAGATTAGTCACACCACAGGCAAGGAAACGTTTGCCTTTGCTAAGACAGACGAGGAGTTCAAAGCCCTACTCGAACACGACAACCCTATAGTGCAAGTGCTAGCCACTGCTAGGCTGGGTAACAAGTCTACGCTAGAGGAAACTAGGACAGAGAACTTTATTAACATAGGTAATCGTGGGCTACTACCTGTTCCACTTAAGTATGCAGGGGCTACTGTATCGCATCGATGGTCAGGTGTGGATGGTATCAACCTACAAAACCTACCTCGCTCTTCACCCTTACGTAATGCGATATGTGCGCCTAAAGGTATGAAGCTAGTGGCAGCTGACTTGAGCAACATCGAGTTACGGTTGGCGTATTGGTTCGCTAAGTCATACAGTAAAATCGATCAAATCAATAACGGTATAGACTTGTATAAACAATCCGCTGCGGAGATAACGAATACACCCTATGACGAAGTTGACAAAGACTTACGCTTTATATTTAAGGTAGTCAACCTATCAGGTATTTACGGTGTTGGCGCAGCTAAGATGCACAGCATACTTAAACAAGGTGGTGTAGACAAAAGTCTAGACGAAGTTAAACGTATCGTGTATGCGTATCGAGATGCTAACCCTGAGTTAATTCGTGCATGGGCTGATGCTGGCACTATGCTTGAGGCAGTGCGTGACAATAAGAACTACAGCATGGGTAACGGCAACATCATAAGTAGTATAGAGCATGGCATGATGAAGCCTAATGGCATGGCGCTTGGCTTACCTAACCTACGCAAGATACGCGGTGAAGATGGTAAGGAAGCGTGGGTCTATGATAAGCTGATGGGTCGTTCGCTTATACCTGAATACATACACCCGTCTAAAACATTCCAACGATGTATACAAAGCCTAGCACGTGACATCATTGGTGAACAGTTAGTAGCGGTGGCTAAGAAGTATAACGTCGTGATGACCATTCACGATGAGTTGGTGATGCTATGCCCCGAAGATGATGTCGACAATTGCATAGCGTATGTGACCAAGTGCATGACTACGGCACCTACATGGTGTCCTGACTTACCACTTGGTTGTGAAGTAGGTGTTGGTGATAACTATGGAGAGGCTAAATAATGTCAAAACAATCAGATATTTTAGAAAGAGAGCGGTCAGCAAGGAAGAAAGCTGAGATAGATGCTGAAGTAAACACAAACAAAGAGATTGTGTATAACTATGTTGCTGCGCGTAAAGATGTGCTAGCAACACCGTGTGTTACCGAGTTGGAGTTCTTTGCAAAGGGTAAGGCATACCTAGAGTGGCTAGCACTTAGAGGGCACTTGACTAGGGTTAAGAAAACAGTGAATGGTGCTCGTCAGTATGTGTATAACGCAGCGATACCCTACGTGAAACCTGTATCGGACATACCTGATGTTGCTACTACCAATGCCGACAAACTTGTGCAGAGTGTCACTAGGGTGTTTAAGTTAATGGATCGAGAAAAACAAGAACCAATGACAAAAGCCCAACGAGAAAAGGCTAGAAGTTCGTCTATCGGTAACATGCAGAGTAGTATGAACATGTTTGGGAGTTGGTGATGGAAGATATTCATTATTTTAGGCTAGGGTATTACGTTAATAAGGTAGCAGCCGACGATATGTCGGAAGAAGAAAAGGGTAGAGTAATAGCAGGGTATTACCTAATGCTAGATAAAGAAGCCGAACGTGATGCGAGGGACAGAGCCAATGGTAAATCTAGTTATTGAGTATATCCAATGCTATTGGCAAGCCTTTGGGTTGGGTATGTTATGTATGTATTTATTAGGAGAGATGTATGAGCGACGGAATGACAGACATGTTTGAGGAAGAAAACGCACTTAAGAAACAGATTGGTGGTAATCACTATGCAAGCATGGCGATACAACCAGTAGAGTTTATCGTAGAGAATGAGTTGGGCTTTCTCGAAGGCAACATAGTTAAGTATGTATGCCGACACCACGCTAAGAATGGCGCAGAGGATATCAAGAAAGCAATCCACTACTGCGAGTTATTATTACAAACTAAATACGGAGCAAACAAATGACCCAAGAACAAGTAGAAGACGCACTAAAGGCCATGCACCACGGCTTACTTAACATGCAAGCTAGGCTCGATGACCACGAGAAAGTGCTTGAACAGTTGATGATGGTAATGCAAAACCTAACAGCAGGCCAAGTACCAAACGGCTTTAGACAACCAAAGAAAGGAAACCAAAATGAAAGTGAAACGGACAATGCCTAGGTGGGTATGGTGGAAAACAGGTGAGTGTGTAGTTGAAGTAATTAAAACAGGACACTTCCCGACTACCATAATAGGCAAGCTACCTAGCGGTAAAGAGTCAGAGATAGACATTGATGAACTTGATGTACATAACGATGGGGTGGAACTATGAGTGTAAAAATAAAATTTACCACACATAACGAAGTAACAAATGCCTTGTTTAAGCCTGTTCCTATCAAATCAGTCTTTCCAAAATGGTACAAAGAATTAGATACTGAGCAAAATAATTGCCCATTAAATAAAGTATTTTCTTACTACGAAGGTAAACCTAAAAGAACGGCAAAGGCATGTATACCTTTAAGAGATTATATGTCATCGGGATATTTATTAGTCACTCAAGGGGATATTGTAATTAACTCTGATGTTGGGGAAGATAATTTTTCATTTTATAAAACTAACTATGCTATGGAAAACCCTCACCCTTACAAGCAACTTCCATTGTCTACAAATGGAGAGCCTAACAAATATATTAAATTTGGAAATGACTGGACAATTACCACTCCAAGTGGATATTCATGCTTGTTTTATCCGCCTGAAATGTTTTTTGAGGATAGGTTTAGAGTGTTGCCTGGAATTGTAGATACTGATGTATACGATAATCCTGTTCAATTCCCTAGTCTATTATTAAAAGGGGGCGATTTTATTATTAAAGCGGGTACACCTTTAGTGTGTGTATTCCCATTTAAACGAGAAAACTATACGCATGAATGTGTATTAGAAGAGCGAAGGAAACGAACAAAAATTGAAGCTTATCTGTATGACGCATACCTAAGAATATTTCACCACAAGAAACATTACGATTAACTTTAAGGGGCGAGTAATGAAAATCACATTAGACTTATCAGACACAACGCAGTTAGCCGAGATACTGGACGCCATAGTAGGCGCACACTTGAAGTCAAGTAGGAGACAGATAGTTGACTGGCACTCAACCCACCCCGACGACGTGGAGTACGACACCAAAGTAATAGGGGCATTGGATACAGTAATTGCATACTTTACAGGAGATGATGCCCCTATTACTTTG